ATACTTGATGAATAATCATTCCATTGAGTTTGAACACCATTTTTATTCTTTCTATAATCCCAACTCACACCATCAGTTGTTTTTGGTGTATCACCTTCTTTACCAACACCCTCATCCCACGATTGACTTAATGGATAAGCAGCAATCGTATAGGTTTCACTTAATCCACTTGTTCCTTTGGTTTCCCAAAGTCTTAAATTAGTTTTGTAATCAGAACTTACATTAGATGATGTTATGAAAGAATTAATTTCATCCGCATCAAACTGAACCAATACTCGTGTATTATAACTGAAGTCTTTATTGAAAAATACTTTCTTTAATTCCAATATCTCATCTTGTCCTGTATTCTTATCCGTGTAATCCTCACCGGTAATTGAATCAGAACCGCTATTAATAAAAGCATCTTTAGTTGTAAAAAAATATCTATGCATTATACTACCTTCCCATAAATGTCTTGATTAGGATTTCTTAATTCAAATACAGATGGAGTTAATGATGGTTTGATTATTCCATTTTCTTCAAGGTCTGCGTTTTCAAAATTATACATAAATCCATAACCATTTTCGCCACCCGCTAAACCACCGCCTGCCTGATAGTAAGCCATATTTCTATCATGTCCCACTTGGAAAAGGTTTAATTTCTTAATCCCAATCACACCCTCTAATCCTAATATATTATATTGTAAATCATTCATATTAATTGATTGTCTGAATTGCATTCTTTCTATTTTAAAGAAATCCTTTATGGTATTGATGACTTGTATTTTTACATCACTTGGGTTAACTCTTCTGTCTGAATTTACCTCAAACTCAACTCCAAAGTTAACCTTGTATCCAGAAAATAAAACATCAGCACCACTGGCATCTAAAGTAAATCCAAAATCTAAATGGTCATTAATCATTCTGTATTGATTTAAATAAGTCATTATATTTCTTAATACTAATTCAGGAGTTTGAACTAATTGTTTATTTTGATTATACGATAATGTACTTACAAATAACCCACCATCATCATCAACTCTTTCTACATAACATTTAGCAATATTACCAAACTTCGCTGGAAGATTTAGTATTCTTGCCTGATAGTCTTGACGAGTAACACATCTATTCTGTGAAGCAAAAAACGATTTAGCGTTATGTCTGATTTCTTCAACGGTTTGACCATCAGTTCCACCAGTTGCTGCTTCATCATTCGTTACGGTTATTCCCGTAGTTCCATCAGCTATAGTGGTTAGTTCACCAACTTGTGCATTTGAGTCAGGTCCACCACCTACTCTATACATGATAGTTAAAATTGTATTTGCTGGAGTCTCACCCATATTTAAATTATTCGTTCCAAAATCACTTATAGGAGCATTGATTGAAGTGAATGATTGTCCGTTTAATTCCAATCCGGCTTGTTCCATCGTGGTGAATATACTTGAATTAGAAGAACCCGTTACATTGTATTTATATAATCCATTACCAAACATTAATTTAGTTGAATTAGTATCTACGTCAAAATTAGTTACAAACTTTTTATTCGTATTGATATAATCCAACGTATAGGGAATCGATATTAATGAAGTAGCCGTTATATCGCCTTGATCATAACCATTATTATTTCTACCAGCATCATCATCCGTATAATGTGTTTCTTTTAAAATTCTTTCCTGTGAAAGGTAATCAACCTCGTACCATTTTTCCCCTGATGAATCTGTGCAATTTAATATTTCAATAACATTATCTTCACCTAAATCCAATTCTAAAAATTTAGTAGGACTCGTAATGGTAAATGATTTTGTTTTAGTTTGAGCAGATATTGCCTGTACATATCGGGTTAAAGTATAAGAAGAAGCCTCACCATTCGTATTTAAATTTGGAGCACTTATTGATGGCGTGTCAGGTGAACCCGATATACTAAAATCAATTTCTCCCGTAGTTTCAAATAATAATTCACTATCTATATTGGATTGAATTTGTAAACCATTTGTAAATGGATTATTAGCTGGGATAGTATCATAATTAGGAGTACCATCTAAGTTAGCATTTATTGTCGTGGTTACTTTTAACTTAACAACAGATGGAGTTTTGTTTGGAGTCTTATATCCAAGAAATTCAGCCAATCTTCTTACGTTTCTTTTTTCAGTTGCTGTTGATAATATGTTTTCTTTATAATTGTAATCAACATAATAAGACAATACATCACCTACGTAACTACTTAATTCAATCAACATCATACCAGGAGATGTTTCATTAAAATCTTTATACGTATCAGGAAAGTAAGACTTCGTGTATTCGATTAAATCAGCTTTAATCGTAGAAAAATCCTTACTCGTGTAATTGATATTCGTTGGTTTAAATTTTTGTTTATCTGAATATGCCATATTTGTTATCCCCCAACACCACCGAGTGTCACATTAACAGTTTCTAATGAAGCTGATGCTCTTTTGATACTGAATGTTATGTTTACATTTACTTGATTGTTATCAGTATTGATTTGTATATCACGTAAGTCTACAAAAGGCAACCACCTTTGAAATGTATCAACAATGTTATTTTCAATTTCTATTGTAGTATCTTCTGTTATTTGTTCGAACAATAATTGTTTTAAATTCATTCCCAATGTTGGTTGGAAAACTCTTTCACCTTGTTCGGTTTGTAATAATAGTTTTATATTATTTTTAATCGAATCCACGGTAGTCTTGGTTGTCTTGAAATATCCATCTTGATTTGGTACACGTGCGAATGGAAAATCAATCCCAACACTTACTCGTGTGTCTTGGTCTTCAATGAATTGATTTTTTCTTTTATCAAGTATTGGCATCCTATACCTCTACGGCTGTTTTTAATTTTACTTTACTTTGCATTGACTCTGTTCCACTTAAAGGATTATCAGCTGCCTGACTATTTTCGTCTATCTTTACGGTAACTTTAGCTGCCGTACCAGGTCCAACTGGAGTTATCACAGGAACATTCAATTGAGTAGCATTTAATGACGTTACTATAAATGTTTGAGCCTTAACCCATTTAACTATCGCATCAGTTAAGCCTTGTGCCAAAGCATCTACCTTACCGTTATCTTCAAAGACATAATTTTCACCTTTATTATTAGGTTCAATATTAGTTTTTAAAGCTTCAAATATTTCGTCTTTAAGCCCCATTTTTAAAGTTATCCTTTTCTTCTACTGATTTTAACATCGCGGAATAATCCTTAGTTAATGCTTCTGCCAAATGGTTAGGTAGGGCTTCTGTATTATCTTGTACTGATTGAACTTCTTGACCAGTTCCCCGAACACTTTTCCAATCATCGGATTGAGCAGTTTCTTCAAGTAGAGAATTCAAAACATTATTACTTGTCTTGGGGACAGAAACGTTGCCTTTGGTTATGGGAACGTTGGAATCGGTACCAGTCGAATCCATCATCATGGTTTTCAAACTTGTATCTTGTGTCGTGTGAGTTCTAGCTTTGTTTAGATCATTAGTATTACTACTAACTACTACTTCTTTTAACTCTTTACTAAGTCGACTAAATTTATAATCTAACTCTTCTCTTATTACTTCTCTGATCATTTTCTTAAATATAGATAACTTCATTTTTTACTCCTATGTTGGTTTTGGTCTAACGTTCTGCTCTACATAATGGTATTGACTTAAAAATTTTGTATTGGCATTTTTATAAACTCCATTATCATCTAGTTCTCTTGGTTCTGGTTCTTCCAGACTTAATGATTTAATTATTTTATCTATATCAGGAAACATTGGACCTGATTGTTGATTAACAAGTGGAATTGGAACTCCTTGTACTAATGCTCTTGAATTTTGTAATATGTTCATAATGTCCAATAATAATATTCTCAGCTCATCTCCCAATACCATTGGTTGAGCTTTATTCTTTGCTTCCTTTCCTATATAAATATTACCAGAATTAATTACTGAAAATCCTTTATTGTTTAATGTAAAGTTTTTTGTTGCACCAAAATTAATATTTCTATTTGCGGATACGGTAAAATCACCAGCATTTGGACTTCTTGCATCAAATGTTATTTTATCAGAAAATATTATCATTTGATCAAAATCTACTCTATCATCATCACTATTATCTGGATTTACTTTTGAGTAATTATAATCATATGAATTTTCAGCATTGATAGTATCATTACCGTTATTTATTTTAAAAATATCTTCTTTAGTTCTGTTAGCATCAACTGAAAGTTGAAACCCATTAGATAAGAAATTTTGTTCTATAGAACCAGCGGACATCATTGATATAAGTGAACCTTGTCCTAATTGTTCTGTATTGTTTGAAAGTCTATTATTATGTATGTTTAAAATTGGATTTACAGCTCTTGAACCAATACGAATTGAATTACCATGTCTACCTTCTAAAACTAAATCAGTAAATTTAGCAAATTCTACAGCT